TTGGAATCTCAACCATCACCGCAGCTTACATTTGCTGGATGCTTTTGTTCTACCGAGACAAGAATGTTCTCGTCATCGCAACCAAGTTCCAGACAGCAGCAAACCTAGTCAAGAAGGTGAAATCAATGATGCAAGGCTTGCCGCCATGGCTCCGAATAGCCAGCATCAAGATAGACAACCGCACATCTTTCGTCCTAACAAATGGCTCAGAAGTTAAGGCATCATCGACATCAGGCGATGCCGGCCGTTCAGAGGCACTGTCTCTCCTCGTAATAGACGAGGCAGCCCATGTTGAGGGGCTTGAAGATTTATGGACTGGCTTATACCCTACACTATCAACTGGTGGGCGATGCATAGCACTCTCCACACCAAACGGTGTCGGCAACTGGTTCCATAAAGTCTATGTTGAGGCAGATGCCGGCATTAATGATTTCCATCCAGTCGTCCTCCCATGGGATGTTCACCCAGAGCGAGACGAAGAGTGGTTCGCAAAAGAAACTCGCAACATGTCTGCTCGCCAAATAGCACAAGAGCTTGAGTGTAACTTTAATGCATCAGGTGAAACAGTTATCTCAGCAGAGGACATTAACCGGCTTTACGATGGAATATGCGAGCCAAAGTATCGAGTTGGCTTTGACCGAAACCTTTGGCTGTGGGAGCAATACGATGCTTCCGGCACATATCTTCTTGCCGCTGATGTGGCAAGGGGAGATGGAGCCGATTATTCTGTCTTTCAGTTGATAAAACTAGAAACGATGGAGATAATAGGAGAATACCAAGGAAAGCCAAATTTAGAACAATTCGCTTCTGTTCTCGATAATACCGGAAGAGAGTTTGGAAATTGCCTTTTGGTGGTTGAAAATAACAGCCTAGGTATTTCTATCTTAGAGAAGCTACAAGAGAGGGAATATCCAAATCTTTACTTCTCTATCAAGGGTACCCACGAGTATGTTGATCAAATACAAGCAGAGTCTCTGAGTAATTCAGTTCCGGGATTTACTACATCTTCAAAAACAAAACCTTTAATCATTGCTAAACTGGAAGAATTCATCAGAAACCAACTAATTACTATATATTCTTCTCGCGCTATTAACGAGTTTAAAACTTTTATCTGGAACAACAACAGGGCACAGGCTATGAGATCGTATCACGACGATCTAATTATGGCACTTGCCATCGCTTGCTGGGTGAGAGATACAGCACTAGAAATTGATAAAAAGGATTTGGAATATAAAAGAGCAATGGTGGGTTCAATGATGCTAAGAAGTAAAACATTTCAAACTAACAATCCCGGCGACAGAATAATGGTTGACGGCATGACTAAAAAACAAGCTGAAACTAAAGAACAATATAAAGAATTTATTTGGCTTATGAAGGGTTAAGTACATGGCAAACAATAGAAGAAGATCAGTAAACTCCAGAAATCCAAATAATCCAAGATCGGAATTATTTAAAAGCCTAACAAGGATATTTTCTGGGCCTTTGGTTAATCGTAGGAGCCAAACCGGCCGACGACTAAAGCGCTCTAACTTAGACAAATTCGCTTCTAGGTTTCGGTCCACCAGCGGACAAGAATTTAAAAAGAGTAGATTTCATCCGCTAGCACATATGCAAAGTGGCATTATTTCGTCACACAATCGTACCGATAGGTATGTTGATTTTGATCAAATGGAATATACACCAGAGATTGCCTCTGCTCTTGATATTTATTCAGACGAAATGACAACGCATTCAGGCATGCAACCCATGTTGGCTGTGAAGTGCAGCAACGAAGAGATTAAGGCAATATTGGGCTCTCTGTATCATGATATTATGAATGTACAGTTTAATCTTTTTGGATGGTGTCGTTCAATGTGCAAGTATGGAGACTTTTTCTTATATTTGGATATCGACGAAAACATGGGTATCAAAAGTGTAATTGGGTTACCATCTCAAGAGTTGGAAAGATTAGAAGCTGAGGATCCAACAAATCCAGAATATGTACAGTTTCAGTGGAACAATGGCGGCTTAACTTTAGAAAATTGGCAAGTGGCTCACTTTAGGATATTAGGAAACGACAAGCATGCCCCATATGGCACATCGGTTTTAGAGGCGGCTAGGCGTATATGGCGCCAACTTATTTTGCTTGAAGACGCTATGATGGCTTATCGTATTGTCAGATCACCAGAGCGTAGAGTTTTTTATGTGGATGTTGGCAGCATCCCGTCGAACGAAGTTGAACAATATATGCAGAAAGTCATGACGAGCATGAAGCGTAGTTCAATCGCTGACGAATCCTCCGGACGAGTTGATTTAAGATATAATCCTTTAAGTGTTGAGGAAGACTATTTCATCCCCGTCCGCGGAGATACAAAAACAACCGTAGAAACTTTGCAAGGTGGTAGCTTCACTGGTGACATCGATGATGTGAAATATTTGAGAGATAAACTATTCTCTGCATTAAAAATTCCCGCCTCTTATCTTTCAAGAGCAGAAGGTACCGACGAAGACAAGACAACTCTTGCGCAAAAAGATATTCGTTTCGCTAGAACCATCCAGCGCTTGCAGCGTTCGGTGGTTTCTGAGCTTGAAAAGATAGGAATTATACATCTATACACTCTTGGATATAGAGAGGATGATTTAATAAACTTTAAACTGTCTTTAAACAATCCTTCGAAAATTGCGGAGCTTCAAGAGCTTGAGCACTGGGACAAGAAGTTTGCCGTGGCTACCAGCGCGACGGACGGATTCTTTTCTCGTCGCTGGGTTGCCGAGCATTTATTCAATATGTCTGATGAAGAATTCCAGCGTAACCAACGCGAATTGTTCTATGATAAAAAGTTTGATGCTAGATTGGCTGCCATGGCAGATGTCGCCGCAGAAGAAGCCAGCGCAGGACTTGGTGGCCTTGGCGATCTTGGGGAGCTAGGCGACGAAGATCTTGGTGGCGAAGATCTAGGAGATCTAGGAGATCTAGGTGGCGAGGACTTAGGTGGCGAAGATGTCGGCGAAGAAGATATCTTACTAGCGAGCCCAGGCGAAGAGGTTCCGCCAGGAAGAAGAGAGGATGGATATTATACTCCTCGATCTAAGGGCAAGCCTTATTTTCCAGTTAAATATGATAAAAGAAAAACAGCAGGAAGAGGGAAGAATTATGCGCGAAAGGTATCCCCAGAAGTTAGTAAAAGAACTATATACCCAGGCTATAGTGGAGTAACCGGATTGAAGTCACTAGCAAATGGGATATTTGAAGAAAAAGAATCTAATTATGTTAAACAGGAACTATTAGAAGAAAGTAATATATTGGCTAACAACTCTGAAATTATAATGCTAATTGAAAGTCTGGAGCGCAAACAAGATGAAATTTAAACATAACAAAAAGCGAAACACTGCATTCTTATATGAATCTTTAATTAAAGAGTGTGCCAGATCCTTAGTTAAAAGAGAGGAAAACAAGACAGACATTATTTCTTCTATGATTAAAGAGAGTTTTAAAAGTGACACTGCTCTTGGAAGGGAGCTTAAGCTTTATCGAGATATTGGAGAAGTTAAGTGTGTAGATGTTTATACTGCCGAGAGACTGATAGAGGAAACTAGAAAAGAATATGACAATCTGGACAAAGAAGAAATTTTCGAAAAACAATCAGCATTAATTGATAGCATAAATAAACAATTGGGAAAAGATGTCTTTAATAACTTTGTTCCAAATTATAAGAATTTGGCAACAATAGCACAAATCTTTTCTAAAAATGGCGTTAAAGACAGGATTCTTCTCGAAAGAAAATTAATTTCTAGCATGGTATCTGGCAAACATAAGGGCGCCCAAAAGAGTATGACCCACATCAACGGCTTGGTTTATAAAACTTTTATTAACAATTTTAATGAAAAATATAGCAAGGCGTTGTCCGAAAGGCAGAGTGTTTTGTTAGCCAAGTTTGTGACATCTTTTTCGGACAACGGGCTAGCATTAAAAGCCTATTTGAACGAAGAGGTGCCAAAACTTAAATCAGAAATTATATCTTTAAAAGAAAAGAATGAAATTAAGTCAGATGGCAGTATGGTGAAAAAAGCAGATGAAGTTTTGGAATTGTTGGAATCTTTTAAGAAGGTTAGAATAGATCGCTCCTTGATTACGAAAATATTAAAAATACAGCAACTTATAGAAGAGGCACATTCTTAATGGCTGTTACAGTTAAACTCGGATCGGCAGCTGAAGCCCCCCAGAAAGAGCCAATCGCCAAGGTAGATTTAAATATTCGCAGAACTTTGGATGGGGATATAATGATATTTGATCATGCTGATATCGATATTTTTATATCGTCAAATAGTAGCCCAAATAAAATCTCGACTTTTCCAAAAGATATAATGTCAGAAGTGGTGTATGGCGCCCAAGATCGATTATTTAAATTCTTGGTTAAGAAAGGATTGGTTCGACCGGACACAGTACAAGGTGGATCTGTTTATGGCTCAATTGAGGCTGAAGTTTTAAGCTCTGAAGAAGTAAATCCTTTGAGGATGTCAATTATTAATATTGAAAAATGGATAGACGAAGAGCGTCCTTATTTTGAGTTTCTCTCTGCACGGGACGACATTAATACCGATAGATTTACTGATCCATCTGAAGAAGAATCAACTGAGCTTGGTGAAATTCCACATGAAGGCTCCAAGGGTTCATTACAGCCAGGGTATAACTATGGGCCTTACTGGCAGAGCTACACTTACGAGTAGGAGTTAATTAAAGTGAAACTAATATTAGAAAGATGGAATCAGTTTGTTAATGAGGCGGAAGAATTGTCTGATGTTGTAAGTCAAGTACGAGAAATAGTCGCCGCATACCCACACCCTGACATTTCAAGACGGCAAGATCAAATTAGTGCAGAAACCGTCAAAGAGGTTGGTTCTTTTCTGTTTGTGTTGTTCAAAGACTCTCTTGATTCCGATCACATGAACAAGCACTTTGATGAAAAAAATCCTATTTCAACTTGGACGATCTCAAAAGATCAGGTTAAAGACTTGATGTTTGATATTATGGAAAAAGAAGAGACCCCAAAACCGGTTGTAGAAAGGGGGGTGCAGAAGTATAAGTGGCTAAATGTTCCTACTGAAAAAGATATTGGCTTAGATAGCCTCAAGAAAGCAAAACCAAATGATCCAAGTATCAAAGTAATCGACGACTTTGAACGATTTACAATGACAGATAGGGTTAAAGATTGGTCTGTTGTATCTAAAGTTGCCGCAGACAACAAATACGAATTAGTAAATCAGGAGCGAAGCCCGTATACAAAACAAGATTTGGCGTCTGATAAGCCATCTTTCATCAAGCAGAAAATTGGTGTTATGCTCGGCGACAAAAAGCAGAACTCTACCCGCCTAGTTAATGTTGTTGTTGCTGAGATCGGCAAGATCGGAAAGAGACCGGTTGTGTCTCTGATGAGCGCATTCCCCGGAAACTCCCCTGTTGATAGCACCGGCCAAGATATTATGGATAAGAAAGCCTACAAGGATCATGGGTATTACTTCCTCAAGGGGGAGAAGTGACAGAGTTACTTTACTTTATCCTCGCCGCCTACGGAATGACACAACTATTGTGCTTCGGAACTATCTTCAAAAAGATCCGCCCCAAACATCACTTCTTCCATTGCCCAATGTGTGTGGGCTTCTGGGTGGGAGTCTTTTTGTGTGGCATAAACGGATGGACAGAACTATTTACTTTCGAGCATACTATCGCTAACTATTTTATCTTGGGCTGTTTAAGTTCGGGAACATCTTATGTTTTTAATATGATTTTTGGAGACTGTGGGCTCAACATTCAACTTTCAGGAGAAGAAAATGCGAAGAATTAACATT